CGGCCCGTACGCCGGACCGCCCGCCGCGGACTGCCAGCTCGTCATGTACGTCTGCAATTCGAAATTCGTGCGGCGCCGGCCGCCCGCCGGCAGTCCGGGAAACGTCCGGCTTCCCGTCTTGTCTTTCCGGCTCGTGACCTCGAGTTGCTGCTGCACAGTCAGCTTGAGCGCCGGTATCCGGTTGCTTGCCCCGATTGCCGCCACGCTGCCATACGCGCTTTCCAGCGCCGCGTAGAAGCGGTTTGCGTTTGAGGAAATGTAAGAAGCCATCTTAGTTAATGCTCACTCCAATCTCGAATGTCACCTTGGCCGTCTGCACGAAATTGATTCCTCCGCTCTTGACGGCTCCGAACGTAACCTGATACCCGCCCGCATAGTACATTCCGCCGCCCCAGTCGCCGCGGCTGGCGTCCAGCGTCTGCATCACGGCGCTTGTGTATAGCTCAACCGTGTCTTGCAACCCTTCTAACCGGTCCTGCGAGTGCCGCACTTCGATCGCCATCTGTGAGATCCCCGAAAACGTCCGGAATTTCTCCACCAGTTGGTTCACGATTCTCTCGCAATAGACGTTCACCGCCGGGTAGGTCACCGCGGTCGCCCGCTCCACCAGTTCGAGCGCCACGTTCTCGGGAGTAATCTGCTTCGTCCCCAGCGCCGCCACCGCTGTCTCGCCGCTCAGCGCCAGGGCCTCCAGGGTGAGATTCACACCGCTCGGCCCCGTCAGCAACTGCACGGTCTTGGCCGTTACCGTGTTTCCTATCGTTGTCGGCATCAGCCCCTCTGTAAGATGCGCGCCAGCGATTGCACATAGCTCGGAGCTTGTCCACTCCCCGGCTTGCGTCCCGTCGCGCTGATCCACACCGGCTGCACCCAGGCCGCCCCGGCCGCGAGCGGCGAGCTGTTCTGCAGCGTCATACTGTCCGGATCCGTGCCAACGTATACGTTCCACCCGGTGGCGTTCGGCGGCGCCGGTCCGAGCGTTGCCGAAAACGAGCTGGACGCCGTCGTAATCGCCGCTGGAATCGAGCTCGCCCCTTCTTCGTTCACCCGGTTCACCCAGGCTGCGGTCACATAATAGATGTTGTCCGGCAAACTCCCCCGCGCCGCCGCCAGCACGGGAGTCATCGCGCGCGGCACTGGAATCGACGCCATTCCGGCGCCAGCCTCCATCAGCCGCTCGCGATGCGCCACTGCCATCTGCTGGAACTGGTCTCGCTTGCCCATGTACCGGTCGTTCAGTTGGCTGTTGTACGCGTCGCTGTATACCAGCTCCAACGTTCGATAGGCGAACCACAGCTTGAGCGCCGGTGTCACCACCACGTTTTCAAGGCTCGGCTTCACCACCTCCCACATCGGACGATCCGCCGGGCTCATCCTCTTCAGCAGCGCCTCGAGGTCCAGACCGATCTCTTCGTGGGCCAGTACCAGCTTGCGCGTCACATCGATCCCCTCGGTGCTGGCCACACTCGTCAACTGCGAGTCCAGCCCTGTTAGCTGTTCGATGGTCGAAGGAGGTCCGTCCGTGAATAGTGCCATGCCCTTATGCCTGGTTCTTGGCGCGCTTCCCCGCGTCCTGGATTCTGTTCCATTCCGCCACTGGCAGGAACGTCATCGGCACCTTGGCTGCCGCCTGGGCTTCATCCGCCGCCTGCTTGGCTTTGGCTCGCTCCTCGCGAAATGCCGCCGCGTCCGCTTCCTTCACCAGCCGCGCCGCCCCTTCCACAATCAGCCTGGCCGCAACGGCTGGCGTCACTTCGGTCAGTCTTCCCGCGATCCCCCCGTCCGGCGTCTCGCAGCTCTCCACCACTGGAAATGGGTCGGCGATCTTCGCTTGCGTGTCCCGTATCTTCTGGTAGTACAGTCTCAGATCCATCCCGCTCTCCTCGCATCTCATTGCGGGCCGGCCGCCCGGTTACAGGCCGCCAGCCCGCTTCGCGGCTCCGCCTCGTTAGGTGTTTACCTGCACGCCGCACGCGTTGCGCAGCACGCCGCATCCGTACAGCACGTCCACCGTGAACTGCTGCGCCAGCGTGTTCGGCTGGTAGCTCATGATTACGCGCATGCCGAAGTTGCCCAGCTCGGCGTACTCCGCAATCGCTCCCGTTCCCGGAAGAGGTTGCGGCAGCCGCCGAACCACCAGGCCGATCGCGTCCCGCGTGAACGCCAGGTTGTGTGTGTTTGTCGGGCTGCTGGTCTTGGGCACGAATTGCGAACGGAACACATAGAAGTCTTTGTACTTGCCGATTGTCCCGTCAATCAATGCCGCCAGGCCGGCCGCGCCCGCCGTCTGGAATTCCTCGAACAGCGGAATCTGCCGCCAGGCCGAGTAGGCCGCCGAGTCCACCACGATGTACTTCGGTTCGCTGGGCGGTACCTTGGCCAGGAACAGCGCTGTTTCCGCCGCGTCCACCGTGGCTTCCGTGAGCGCCGTTCCCGCCGTCCCCACCGGCGTGTTGGTCGTGAACCCCGCGTACAGGTTCAGCAGGCTGGTTTCGATACTCTGCGCGATCGCTGCCACTGCCGGCTGCATGTAGATCTTCAGCAGGTCCGGCACCGCCAGGATCTTGGTCACATCTGGAATCTGGAAAGTCGCTTCCGCGTGCGTGTTCAGCACGATCTGCGCATTGCCCAAACTCGGATTCTGCGGCGTCACCGTGCCGCCGGCCGCGATGTTGTTGGCTACCATCGTCGGCGGTATCGGCACGTTCACCGTATCGCCGGCATTTGCCAGCACCGGCTCGTAATCGCGATTCACCAGGTTGCCCATCACCAGGTTTCCCACCAGCACCGGCAAAGCGTCCGCCGCTACCAGCTTCACAATCGCGCTTGCGACGTTGCTATTTGTAATTGCTCCCATTCTTTCTCCTTGGTTTGTACTTGCCGGCCTGCTGGCCGGGTTATAACTACAGACCCTTTAAGGTCTGCGACGCCACGCGCACGATTTCTTCTCGTACCCGCCGCATGTCTTCCGCGCTCATGCCCGGCCGGATTCGGTCGATCGTCACCGCTTCGCCTCCGCCCGCCGGACTCTTCAGCATCCCTGCCATTCCGCTTCCCCCGGGAATGCGCGCCGGCAGAAACTCCGGATTCTCTTTCACGAACGCCGCCAGGTACTCGCGAACCGGCACCTCGCCGCTCTCGCCCCGCGCCACCAGCCGCCCGTCCTCGCTCCGCACGATCTCGTCCTGCACCGCTTTGAAAGCCAGATCCACCTTCGCCACCCCCAGCCGTTGCAGTTCCGCCCGCACCGCCGACGCCCGCTCCGCCTCCTCCGCCACCTTCCGGCTGCGCTTGTTCTCCTCCACCAGTTCGTTGACGCGGCGCTCCAGTTGTTCCCGTCGCCGCCGCTCTTCCTGCAACTCCGCCTTGTGCGCCGGCTCGGCCTTGGCCTCTTCGTTGTTCACAAATTCCTGGATCGCCTGCCGCACCACCGCTTGAACGTCGATACCTTCCATACACCCCTCTCCCCGAACTCCCTCGCAAATTGCTCCCGTGTCGTCATCCTCGCGCAACCCAGGAAGACCGATCGAGCCTTCCGCCACCCTACTCCGCCGCCTCTTCGATCTCTTCCGCAACCCGGCTTTTCACTTCCTGCCTTGCATCCGCCAGGTATTGGTTCGCCAGCCGCTTGTAGATCTGCTTGGTCAGGGTGGGCGATTGGATACCGAGGCTCAGCAGCTTTTGCGCGTCGTTCAGCTCCGTGCTGAAATCGTTGATATCGAATTCGTCCATCCCCGCAACGTCGATCAAGACTTCGTCCTGCCGCGCCCCCGCCACTGCCCACAGCACCTGCTTCATGCTCTCCCGCACCGTTGTTCCATATGCCCCGAGTACTTCGGCGGTGGTCGCGAAGTCCAGTTGCTTGCCCAGTGCCGACTGATTGGCCGAGCTCGAGGCCCCTCCCGTCGCCTGGTTGTTCAGGTAACACACCCGGTAGATTTCATCCTTCATCTGAACCAGGTTGTCCGCCGCGATCTGATAGACCTTCCCCTCCGGTTCCGTCCAACCAAACCGGTCCTCCGGTCCAAGCTGGATGTAATAGGATTCGCCCACCATCTGGTTCCACTCGCGTTCCGAGTAGACTACCGGCATTGCGAACAGCCCCATCGTCAGCGCCCACCCCAGCGCATTCGACTTGTTGAAGTGTTCCAGTTGCAGCAGCGCGGCTCTGTTCATCAGCCACAGCCCCTCCGTCACCTGCATCCGGAATAGCGGCACCCGGCCCAGCGAAGCCAGCGCATGCCGCCCCTCGTCGATTCTCTCGATCGGCTTCCCCTCGCCCGCCTTCCGGTAAACCTGAAAGTTCTCCCGGTCGTA